TCTGAATCTACCCACCAAGTATCTGAACAAAATACACCATAATCGTTAGGGTTAAGTCCAGCATCTACAAATGCTTGTTGTACGTCTTGAGCAATAATACCTACGTGAATCCTCGCACCAGCACCTTTAGCTTCTACAGCATCATTAAACTTAAACTTTTTAATCATTCCCTTTAATGCTGAAGCTACAGTATTCTCAGCATCTGATAAATCCTCTACCTGTTGTTTCTCATTAGCATCTGAGGTATTGATAGTGCCTGTTGTAGCATAGACTGTAGCCCATCTTTGACTCGAAGTACCAAGATTTGTAGCACCGTCCACTTGTGGTCGCATAGACCCTGAAGCAACCTGAACGATAGAAGAGCCTGAAACACTAAAGTAAACGCCACCACCACCACTAACTACTGAAGTATAGTCGCTCGCACCGCTGTTAGCACCCAAACGAATATCATTACCGCTTGATATAGATAGTAGTGTTAGTGCAGTTGTTCCATCATTTTTATATCCTTTGATGGCTTTATTATTAGGTATAAAAAAGTTTCCAGCGACTTCAATTTCGCCTCCACTATCAGGAGTTATAGTGAGAGTTGCGTTAGATGTATCATCTCCATATTTGATAATGTTCCTTGACCCAGTAGATGACTCTCTTACAATCGTGTTATTAGCATTACCATTATTAACAATAACACCGCTCACTGAATTAGAAATATCCAAAGAACATTGACTAGTACCACTTTCAAAGGTTATATTAGCACTCGCACCAAACTGGTTCGCTACAAACATAGCGCTTGATAAACTAACTGATACAGCGCCTAATATTCTAGCACCAATCGTTTTTCCACCATTGACACCAGCAGGCGAAGTTCCACTAGTTATAGACAGTTTTCCAAACTGACCCCCGATAATAGAAGCAGAACCTGTATCTATCAAAAGGATGCCTCCCGTACTTTGAGAGGAGTACACGTCATTTAAATGGTGATATAGTGTAGCTGTCCCTGATACACCAACTTCAATATCATAGCCTGTAGCTGTGGCATCAAGAGTGTGGAATAAATCGTTTGTGCCTGTAACAACCAATCTATTACCTGTGGATTTTAACGCCCTACCCGCAGCATCTCTTGAACCACACATATCCAATGTGAATCTATCGCCTGTTGCGCTTATATTATCACCTGTATATGTAGTACCTACACCGTAAAACCTAACATTTTGAATGGTTACATCGTCTGCAGTAACTGACAATAAAGGACCATTAGCATTTTTAGTCAATGTGGCATACACCGTAGATAAAGCCTGTTGATTAGTGGTTATGGACAAGTTAGAGCATAGGTAATTTCCATCTGGGATATAAACAGTAGCTCCTGTATCCAAAGCAGCCTGAATAGCAGCAGTATCATCTGTAACACCATCACCTACAGCACCAAAGTCTTTAACTGATACTGACTCTTGTAGCTTGTTCTCTACTGTTCTACTAGAAGCACCTGTACCGCCTTGATTGTAAGTTACGTTTTGAGCATCTGCAGTGCTTACCTCAAAAGAAGAGATAATCATTACTTCGATACCAGCACTTGTTGGAGGAGCTTCAGAGAATGTAAGAACAGCACCTACGGTAGTGTAAGTATCCTTCTGTTGATATACACCATCGATATATACCTGTGTACTATTCTCATTATTAGGAGCAGTAGACATAGTAAATGCTACAGTAGTACCATCACCAGTAAAGTTATTTACCTTAAGCGCACCAGCATATACAGCCTGCCAATCAGTACCATCATATACTCTAAGCTCATTATCTACAGTATTGAAGTATAGAGCGCCTACGATAAGGGCATCACCATCATCATCTGTAGTTGGCTCTACTGCCTTGTGTCCTAAGTAAGTATCTGCAAACTGCTCATACTTAGCGATAATTCCATCTAAGTCATAGCTATCTGCTAAGACTGATGATGTTGCAATTCCGTGACCTCTATCAATCGACATTAGTTCATTCTCCTTCTCATAGCTTTAACCGCTAGTGCTAATCTTTTCTTTTTAGATAACTTCATTATGAATCACCTCCTTAAAGTAAACTTAACAAAAGCCCCTCACTTAAGAAGGGCTAGAGTTAAATCAACTTACTACGAAGTTAATTCTTGGATTGAACCAGGACGAACAACCTTAGAACCATATACTGTATCAGCAGTGAATAGGTCAGCTAAGAACTCTTGCTTGTACTGAGTCTGCGTACGGATAGACTGTTGTGTAGCCAATACGTGTGCATCCTTCTGGAATAAGAAAGCCTTCTCTGTTGCACCTGTGCCCACTTGCGTAGACATATATACAGGTACACCGTAGATAGAACCAATCTTACCAGTCTTGATTGCATTACCATCACCAATGAACTGTTGCTCCGTGAAGCGGTCAGTAGACATTAGTGCAGTCATACAAGATGGAGTCACGATTAACGCACGACCATCTACTGGAGTATTACCATCGTTCAATACTTCGATAGCCGCAAGTAATGAAGTATCCCAGTTAGTTACACCAGTGATTACTGAGTTACCACCAGTTAGTGCAGAGGCACCATCTAAGTCAGTGATGATTTTAGAATCAACATTCTGAGCTAGAGCATAACCAGCATCATCAGTGTAGAACTTACGCATAGAGTTCATCGCTTGTAAATCAGCGATGTCTTCAATACGAGTTGTCCATTCAAAGTGCTGGTCAATTACGATGTCTTTGATACCTGCAGTATCTGTGTTGTAAGTTACTTCTGTATCTTTAACTTTGGCATTAGCTGCGTTACGGCCTGGAGTAGGAATGTGAATTGTATCACCTTTCTTACCTGCGTGGCTTAAGTTACGTACTAGGTTTGCGGCAACTAAGTTACCTTTATAAGTAGCGATTACCTCATCAGACCAGATTTCTGGGATGAAGTTAGCTGCCGTTGTTACTGTCATATTTGCCATTTTATATTCTCCTTTAGATTAATAGCATTAAGTTACCCTTCCATCTGCATAAGCTGCAAAGATTTCACTTTGAAGTGAATCATATTTGTCAGGGTTTTCCATTTTCAAGCGAATTAAGTCTGCTCTTCTGAACGACTTTCCTCCACTTGTTGAACCACTGGCTGACCTTGATTCTGTAGTGGCTGCTTTAAGTTTAGACTCTCGCTCTGCTGTCTGCTGTTGAGTTACTTCCTGTGTCTTTGAGACCATAGAACGGTCTTTCCAGTTACTAAGTAGCTCATTAGCTGCATCATAGTTATAAGAATCCGCTGCTTGAAACAGTTGCATACGAATAGGTGAACCTTTTATCCAGTCTTGGAACTTAGCATCTTGTACTACGTCACCAAAGTCTGGGTGGGTCTGTTCTAAGTGTGCCTTAGCTGCAGTTTGAACCTGCTGTGCTTGGAACTCTTGGAACTCTTGGAACTTAGGGTGATTCTCAATCGCTTGATTTACCGCTGCGTTGGGGTCTTCGAAAAAGTCTACACCTTGGTCCTCTTGTGTTACCGAGGAATTATCTTGTGGATTGTGCTGTCGTGCTACCTCCGCTTGAAGGAAACTATCTGATAACTTTCTTAACTCTCCAACTTCCTGAGACTTACGTCCCATTTCCTTTTCGAGGTTCTGATAACTACCGATGATTTCTTCTGTACTCTTACCAGCAAACTTATCAGGGACTTGATATTCCTCAGTTACAGGTTCGGCATTATTCATTGCCTCTGCTGCTCCTTGAATATCTTCTACTGTTACGTTTGTTGTTGGCTCTGTTACTACTGCTTCGGGTGCTGGTGCATCCACTACTATATTACTCATATCTTAGGTCTCCGTCCTGTTAAGGATTATGAAGTTATAAATGACGGGGTCAGGCCTTAAAGGTCTAATTGTTCCATCGCTACTTTAGTTGCTTCCTCTAAGCCAATTACTTGTCTTAAGATTGACAACTGACCCTTAGCGTACCAAAGGTCTCTCTCAGATTCTAGTGAATCTAAATTACTGTAGATGTCTACGAGATTATTCAGTTCTTCAACTAAGTCTCTCCACCCATCTTGTTCTGTTAAATGAATCCTATTTTGATAGTAGGTTTCAGTTTCCGTATTGTGTTCTTTGTGCATTTGCATAGTTTAGCATTGTCTCCGACTGAAGGTGCTCCATCTCTGGAATCTTTCTATATGTGTCACTAGCTACATTATCTGTATCTGCTTTCATCTTATCGATTGAAGCTAATTCTTTCTGTAACTTAACTAATCTCTCTTGCACATCTAATTGATTAGGTTGCTTGATACCTGCGTCTGCAGTTCTACTCATAGCACTCGCTTGTTCATCTTGAGCTTCAGCTAGAGTCTTCTGAATATCAGCTTCCTTCTGCTTCATCTCTAATTGCATATGCATCTGTTGCATCTGCTGTTGCTGTGGATTAGGCTCCATACCTTGCATTAATGATTTGACTACCTGATCTCTATTGTGCATACTAGAGTTCTGGAAGACAGCAAGAAGTAATACATTGAATGCTGGAGAGTCCTTAGGTACAGACTGTAGCATAGAGACCATCTGTTGCATCTCTAGTTCTTTAGCCATAATACCCATAGTAGAATAAGGTACAAACTTATAATCACTAACTGGGTATCTCTCTACATCAAACTGTATCTTACGCCACATAGTCTTATTAATCATAGGGATTAAGAATGTGTTCTGGAAGTTCATCAGCGTACGCTTCTGTCTCTTAATAGCTGCTGATTGCATCATAGACATACCACTAGAAGTAGCTCTGTCTGGTGAACCTGCATCTGTAGAGCCAGTGCCCATCTGAATCATATTCTGTAGTAATGCTACTTGTGCATCATTATTAGGATTAGGAGAACCTAGAGTTAGAGGCATAATAGCCTGTCTAGGGTCACCATTAGTAAGAATAGTCTTACCAGGTCTAACCTCTAGCTTCAAACCTCTAGGTAGACGAGTAGCATCTGCTGCCATCATCGGTGTAGTAGTTAGAGCTAAGTTATCAATACGTGCTCTCATCTCAGCATCTAATGCTTTCTGAGGATTATAACCTTTCTCACAGATACCACGTCCCCAGAACTTACTAGGTACTAGGTCGTGTTGATAAGTAATGAAAGGTCTATCTTCCATCATAAATGGATTCTCTTCAGCACGTAAGACATACTGGTCATTAGCTATAGTAACTACAGCTTCAACTAGTTCATCTTCATCATACTCGAAGTCATCATTAGCTTCTTTCTTGTTTAAGAATTTCTTAGGTACCTTACCCCAATACTCAGTAATCTTAATCTGGTCTGAAGCATCTCTGTTTAAATACTCAGGATCAAAGCCTACCTGTACGACATTAACATCACCTTCAATATCAACGTTTCTATAGACACCCTTAGTCATCCCTTCAGATAGAACGTATCTAGGCTTATATACCTCGTGAGCTACGCCTAAGGCTTCATCTACTGATTCAGCACTAGGGTCAATTAAGAATTCCTTAGGAGAGATAGCTTCAACACGTACCTCTACTGTCATCTCTTCTTGTACTTCTCTTGATGTAGTTAGTGTTCCTTCTACAGGAACTTCAGCTGGCTTGCGTACTACCTTCTCTTCAGTAATGATCTTACCAATGCCTGTACCATATATAGCACCATTAAGGAATACTTCACATAAAGCATCCTTAACTCCTGCACCTTCTAAGTCTTCCTGTAGTAGGTTACGTATCTTCTCTGCTTCTTCTTTATTCTGATCTAGATAGTCATCCTTAAGATCAAACCATTTACCTCTACCAAATGTAGCCTCTTCAATCTCTGCGACAGAAGACTCTACTGCTTGTTGTAAGGCAGGGGAGATTAATCTAGACTTCTCAGACTCACGAGACTTATCTTCATAAGACCATATACCACGCCATAGACGATAATATTCATCCCACTTAGTTAAGTAGTTATTATCTCTATGTTGTCTCCAGGCTGTTAATCTTGTAGTCAGCCATCCTGCTAGTGCTTGGTAATCATTATCGTTATTGTAGTTCATAAATTACTAGTATCCTGATACGTCATCATATGGTTCCCAATCTTCATCTAATTCAATAGTGTGCATATAATCTGCAACACTCACCTGGTCTATGTAAGCCAAAGCATCTATAATGTCATCGTGAGTTCCTTTAGTAGGAAACTCAATCAACTGTGTCTCTAAGTCCTTAATGTATCTAGGGTCAGGATTAAATGTAATCTTCCCGTGTTCTAGTCTGCCTTGTAAGGACCAGGTAATTCTATCTACTTTCTTCTTACCACCGTGAGTCACATCAGTAATAGGTACCCATCTACCTTGTGTTCTCATCTCATCTTCTAGATAAGGTAAGATAGCATTCTTAAGTGCTCCTGCCTCAATACCTACAGTCGTGACTTCATTGTCAATAGCTGACGATAAAATCTTCTTAGCGGTCTCTTTAATGGACCAA